AAGCGTAATGATTTTAAAACTACCGTCCACATTTGGAAGAGAGTACTCCGCAGATGAAGTTAAACAAAATGGTAGATTACAAATATTAGGTGCAGCTAATGGTCAGTTTGCTAAAATAGATTATCAACCACCAATGGATCTTAGAGATTTTTATGTGTTTCCATATGACATGAGACACTGTGTTTATCCATTCAATGGAACAACAGAGACTAGACGAACTCTAGCTGCAAACTGTGATGTAAACTTTGATCCAATTAGGAATAGAGGTGCAGCTTAATGGATAAACAATATTACATAGATAATCATATAGGGTTATTTAAAAACTTTATGCCTAACGAATTAATAAATGATTATGTAAATTATTTTAATAAGTGCGAGCAACAAGGTGCGGTGTATCCAAGGCAAGTAGATGAAACGTTAGTATCAGATAATGCCATAGATACTATTAGAGACACTAATGTTTCAATGACTTATAACAACAAACCTTTTATAGATATGTTTTTTAAAGATGTATACCCTTTGTATGTTCAAAAATATTCACATTTAAAAAAATTAGCCACACATAATATATTAGAAGTAAAGATACAAAAAACTAAAGTTGGTGAAGGTTATCATATGTGGCATTGTGAAAACGCTGAGATGAAAGCTAGAAATAGAATATTAGCTTTTAGTGTTTATCTTAACGATGTAGCAGAGGGTGGAGAAACAGAATTTTTATATCAAAAGTGTAGGTTTAAACCTGAAAAAAATACACTATTAGTTTGGCCAGCACAATTTACACATGTTCATAGAGGCAACCCACCTCTATCAAATGATAAATATATAATAACGGGATGGGTAGAATACGGATATTAATATGATAACAGAACCACGATGGCGATCTTTTATAGTAGAAACCACACAACCAATTTTTACACCAGAACAGTGTAAAATGATTATTGAAGCTGGACGTACTGAGCCTAGAAACGATGCAGGAGTTGGAAATGAAAAAGGTATTAAAGGTGGTCATATTGATACTAAAACAAGAACTTCACATATTAGTTGGATACCATTTAAAAAAATGGCGGACATGTATAAAGATATAGAACGTATTATGAAGACTACTAACGGTAATCATTTTGGTTTTGACGGAATGACTATAACTGAAATGGCACAATACACAGAATATCCAGAAGGAGGTTTTTATGAATGGCATGTAGATAATGATGTGAACATGCAACATGAACCACCGGTTAGAAAAATATCTATGACTTGTTTGTTATCTCCTGAAAATGAGTTTGAAGGTGGTGACTTAGAACTTCAAGCTGAAGGTAAAGTTGCAAAAATAAAACAAGGGCATGCAATATTTTTTGCATCGTTTATTAGACACAGAGTAAAGCCAGTACTAAAAGGAAATAGAAAATCTTTAGTTATGTGGTTTGGAGGCACACCATTTAAATAATGCATAGAGATTTACATTTTCCAACACCTATCTATATTGCAGATATAAAACACCCAACTTTAAATCAAGAATTGGAAAGAAATATTATAGCTTGGTCTAATGAAGATAAAGGTATTACAAGAACCAATGTACAAGGTTGGCACTCACCTACTAATATGGCTGAGTTACCTGAGTATAAAAAATTAGTTAGTATGTTATATGCATGTCAAAAAACTATTTATGATCAAGAGCATTTAGACAGTGAACCTGTACTTGGTAATATGTGGGCTAATATAAATCCACCAGGCGGTATGAACAGAGCACATCAACATCCTAATTCTCTATGGTCTGGTGTGTATTATATTAAAGCACCTAAAAACTCAGGTGATTTAAAGATAGATGATCCAAGATCAGCAGCTGCAATGGTTAGGCCTAATAAGAAAAAAGGTCCAGTGCCTGCAAGATTATTTAGAGAAACACATTATGAACCTATTGCTGGAAGATGTATTATGTTTCCATCATGGTTGATGCACTGTGTTGATCCTAACAAATCTAATGATATAAGAATATCTGTATCATTTAATTTTTTACAGAAAGGTATGTTTGTATGACATTTCAAGCTAATAAATATCAAGTAATAAAGAACGCTGTATCATACGATCTAGCTAACTTTATATTAAACTATTTTTTACTTAAACGAGATGCAGTAGGTTATATGTATAAACATAACATACACTCACAGTCCTCGATCCTTGGAACATGGACCGATCAACAAATACCTAATACTTATTCATGTTACGCTGATTTTGTTATGGAAACACTTATGGTTAAAATGTTACCAGTTATGAAACAACACACCGGCTTAGACCTATGTCCTACTTATTCCTATGCAAGAGCATATAAAAAAGGTGATGAACTTAGAAGACATAAAGATAGACCTAGTTGTGAAATCTCTACAACAGTTAATTTAGGAGGGGACCCTTGGCCTATATTTATAGATGGCACAGGTGCTGATAATGTTATAGATGAATATAAAAATATACATAAACCAAACGCTCCAACAGGCACGAAAGTCTTGCTTGAAGTGGGAGATATGCTAGTATATAGTGGATGTGAACTTGAACATTGGCGAGAGCCTTTTGACGGGAACATTTGCGGTCAAGTATTTCTACATTATAATCATGTAAATGGCCCATTTGCTGATAAAAATAGATTTGATGGAAGAGCTATGTTAGGTTTACCATCAGGTATAAAATAGTATTATAATGAGGTTATATGTTACAAAAGCTAGGATTCCTACCAGGTTTTAATAAACAGGTTACATCTACAGGTGCTGAGTCTCAATGGACGGATGGCGAAAACGTACGTTTTAGATATGGTACACCAGAAAAAATAGGTGGTTGGAACCAATTAGGAGAATCAAAACTTACAGGTGTTGCAAGAGGTTTGCATCATTTTGTAAACAAAGCATCTACTAAATTTGCAGCAATAGGCACAAACAGAATTTTATATGTATACTCTGGGGGAGTATATTATGACATACACCCATTAGTTAATCCATCAGGCACGACTATATCAAATTGTTTTACAACATCTAATGGATCGCCAACAGTTACCATTACTTTTCCAGGAACTCATACATTTGTAGCAGGAGATATTATAACGTTTAGTGATTTTTCAGCTGCAACTAATTCTAATTATGCAGCTGCAGATTTTAATGATATAAAATATATGGTAACAAGTGTACCCTCTCCTACTACTTTAACTATTACAATGGATAGTAATGAATCAGGTTCGGGTGCTACTACATCTGGAAGTGTTAAATATTATCAATACTATCACGTTGGACCTGCTGAACAAATTGGAGCTTTTGGTTGGGGTATATCTTTATGGGGTGGTAATATTTTAGGATCATTAACAACAACTTTAAATGGTGCATTAGCAGATGACACTAATGGTAATAATAGTTCTGCTACAGAAATTACATTGGCTAGCACTACAGGCTTTCCATCATCAGGGACTAATTATATTCAAGTAGGTGCAGAAGAAATATCTTACACAGGAATTACAGGAAGTAAATTAACAGGAATTACTAGAGCAGCTAGAGGATCAACTAGATCTTCACATTTAAATGGTGCAACCGTAACCAATACTTCTAGTTGGACTGGTTGGGGATCTGCTGCAGCTAACACAGACTCAGTAACAGACCCTGGTTTATGGTCTTTAGACAACTTAGGATCAACATTAATAGCATTAATACATAATGGAGAATGTTTTGAATGGGATGGTGATGCAGCTAATGCAACAGCAACACGAGCTACAATTATATCAGGAGCACCAACAGCGTCACGTGATATGTTAGTATCTACTCCCGATCGTCACTTAGTATTTTTTGGTACAGAAACAACTATTGGAGATAAAACTACTCAAGACGATATGTTTATACGATTCTCTTCTCAAGAAAACATTACAGATTATACACCTACCGCTGAAAATAGTGCTGGTACACAAAGATTGGCTTCCGGATCACGGATCATGGGAGCTACACTTGGTAGAAATGCAATTTATATTTGGAGTGATACATCTTTATTTACTATGAGATTTGTTGGAACTCCTTTTACATTTGCATTTGAACAAGTTGGAACTAACTGTGGATTAATAGGAATGAATGCAGCTGTAGAAGTTGATGGTGCTGCATACTGGATGTCAGAAAATGGTTTTTTTAGATACACCGGTAAACTAGAATCTATGGATTGTTTAGTTGAAGACTATGTTTATGATGATCTTAATACAACTTCTAACCAATTAGTTTATTGTGGTATTAATAACTTGTTTGGTGAGATTACTTGGTTTTATCCGACATCTACATCAAATGTAAATACTAGATCTGTTACATATAGTTATCTAGATTCAACAGCTAAACGACCTATATGGTTTACAAATGCAAGCACTTTGTTTCCTAGAACAACTTGGGAAGACTCATCTGTATTTGGTCTACCACATGCTACACGATATAATGCATCAGTTGATACATCTTTTGATGTTCGTGGTAACACAGATGGCACTACCGTTTATTTTGAACACGAAACAGGAGTCAACCAACAAGAAGCAGCATCAACAGCTGTAGCTATTCCTGCTAATATTACATCTGGTGATTATGATATTACACAAAAAGTTGTTAGAGGAGCTGCAACCAACTTAGGTGATCTTAGAGGTGATGGTGAAAATATTATGAGAGTAAGCAGAATTATTCCTGACTTTATATCTCAACAAGGTAGTGCTATTATACAATTAGATTTAAGAAACTATCCTAACAATACAGCAGCTAGCTCATCTTTAGGTCCTTTTACGGTAACAACAAGTACAAATAAAGTTGATACACGAGCTAGAGCCAGAGCAGTTGCATTAACAATATCAAACACAGCAGTGGATACTAGTTGGAAGTTAGGGACTTTTAGGTTAGATATACATTCTGGAGGAAGAAGATAATGTCGATTACAAGATTACAACAAGCTAGACAGATGTTTAGATATGGTGGTGACACCATGGGAGGACCCAACGATAAAAGTAATGACGGTCTTGGAGACACAGGTGATTTTGGAAGTGAAAAAGCAAACGTAGCTAATACTAAAAGTGCAGAAACAAATTTAGGTATGGATAGTAGAGACAGAGCCATAGCTAATCAATATAAAAATATGCCTACACCAACAGTTACAGTAGGGGTGGATAAATTTGATAATCCAATAACAGTACCAACTACTTATACTGATAGACGTAATAGACAAAAAACTTTAGATGCATTAAATGCTAAAGGTATTAGTTCGTTTGATCCTAGAGTTACTAAAACATTTAATTTTTTAGATCCAAACAAT